AAATGGGAGAGTTTGTCATCTTTAAACAAGAAATTGATCACGTTACTCACATTAGCTCTGTGTTGTGTTTTCGGGTTTTACGGGTTCATTGCACCCGCTGTTATACTATATTTTACTATTTCTTCTGGACTAGATGCTACTACCCTTAAGTGGTTCAATGATATCAAGAGTAACTATCTTGGTGTAATGAAATCTGATGAGGTATTTGCTGATTTGGTTGTAGATTCAACAGAAGAAATCAAGTTTAATGTTAAAACAGCCATTAGGTTTGCTTTACGTGCACAAAGCAAGGTTGGTATACTTCCTTGTTCCAATATTAATCGAATGGTATATGAAACTACATTATTAAACATATTTGAAGAGTTTCATGTTCGACATAATGTACGTATGGATTTACTTGGTGATGCACTAGTTGCATGTTTTGTGAGATCTGAAAATTATGATAGAGCATTAAATGTTATCAAAGAGCTGGGGGGTGATGCCTCAGCTTTGTTGGTAGCATAGGGGTGCCGGGCCGATCTTCACGGAGTCACTACACGTAAAAATGTGGTGATTCCAGAGGGTGTGGAGATTAAGGTTTCCGGAAATCCCAAGGGTCTGAGCAAACACAGGAAGAGCGCTGTGTTTGGACCAATCTTAACTTCTGCTAAATACCAGATACACAACAACAATGTTGATAACATCATGTTGGGGTTGTTGGAAAGGGTATTTAGAGTGAAAAATAGTGTTGGTGAACTTGTTGCTCCAGTAGTTCCTGATCTGGAACATTTTAATGAAACACTCTCCGTTGAGATGAGTATCTTGTGTAAACATCCTAAATTGAAACCCTTGTCTTCCGCTTCTGTGTTGAAGTTGTGGCATGGCTCTAAATTGAAAGTGTATACAAAAGCATATGAATCTTTGTTGGTTAAACCATTATCCCGCGGAGATAGTGTACTTAGTACTTTTGTCAAAGTTGAAAAGAATTTGGTTAATCCGAGGAAAGAAGCTATACCTAGAGTAATACAACCTAGGAATCCCCGGTATAATTTTGAGTTAGCCAAATATTTAAAACCAAATGAGAAAGAATTTTATCGACGTGTTGATAAGATGTGGGATATTGACGGACTAGGTGATAAAACAATTTTTAAAGGATTAAATGCTACGCAAACTGCTCATCACATGTTGTTGAAAGCTTCGAGGTATCATCAACCAGTTTTTATTGGTCTTGATGCTTCTAGGTTTGATCAACATGTATCCTCAATTGCGTTGGAATGGGAACATAATATCTATAAAAATTGTTTTTCATATGGAATACGGAAATTAACTGAACTGCTTAGTTGGCAAGTTCAGAACGTTGGTAGAGCATATTGCCAAGGACAAATAATCAAATACAAGGTAGATGGAAGAAGAATGTCTGGAGATATGAATACTTCATTGGGCAATTGTTTGCTCATGTCTTCTATGGTCCACGCCTATATGCGTGAGAAGAAAATACCATCTTCTCTCGCAAATAATGGTGATGACTGTGTTCTTATGTTTGAAAAGAAACATCTACGTAAACTACATGATTTGTCTGATTGGTTTATTAAAATGGGATTTAAAATGGTAATTGAGGAGCCGTTATTCGATTTACGGCAAGTACCATTTTGTCAAACCAACGTTTTAACTAGTCCTGAATATAACATATCTGTTCGATCGCCAATTGTGGCCCTTTCTAAAGATCTTCACTCTACGTACAACTTTAATCATACTAATCAATATGAACAATGGTTATCTTCTGTTGGAATATGTGGTAAAATGTCAACATATGGTGTACCCGTATTGGAGGCATTTTACAGCTCTTTCCCTGATACAAGAGTTACCAACAAAGATTTTATCATTGAAATGGATAGAGAAATCGAATATTGTATGGTTGGAGGATCCGTAAAACGTAGTATTTCTGATGAAATACGAGTGAGCTTTTGGAGGGCTTTCGGTATATTGCCAGATGCACAAATCGAACTGGAAATGATGTTTAAAACCATAAAATTTTCTGGGGAACAATATTGTCATATTAACAATGTTTCCTCGATACCTTATGCATCATTGCTCCAGTCAATATTGAAAATCTGACAATTTTCTCAAATAAATAACAAATAATTTCAACATGACAAAGTACAAACATAATCGTAAAATCAAACATCATGATAAGAACGGACGATATAAGATTAATCCTATGACCATTAAAAATAATCCACGACCTAAAATTCATTATAATTTTGATGGTCAAATGTTAAATGGTATGGGATTTTCGGCACCATTAGTTACCATAGCTAATGGTGCTTGTGCACTGTATATGGTTGATTGTTCCAGCGTAATAGCCACTGGTATTGCTGCTAATTCCTACATCCAAAGTGTATCAGCTGATTTTAATACTATATCAAAGTATTATAATGAATACATTTTCCATTCTCTTCGATTGGATTGGATGCCATATGTTGCTCCTGGAGTGGCAGATGGAGGATCTCAATTGTATATTGATTATATTGATAATGCTGAAGAAATCGCAAATGTTGATGGAGGTGCTGTAGCCACTGTTTATAACATAGCCAAGTCATCAAGAAATACTAAATTTTTCAATGCTTGGGAAAGGTTCTCCTACAACGTGCCACTTACTAGGCGTCGAAAGACGTTTGATGTTAACATCAATACAACTTACACAGTTGATATTATCGACCGTTCCGTTCAAGGAGCTGTTGTTGTTGGTGTAACTAGTTCTTCAGCTGCTTTATCCTTAGGTCAATGGCGATTTACTTACTTGGTTGAGCTGCGTACACTCAATTTAAATATAGTCACATAATCAAACTACGTTTACTTTCTTATTCGTGTGTTCCTGTGATTTTAACAATGAAATAATAGAAATGGTTGCATTATTATAGCACACTTGTGAGGTATATATTGTAATTGGTTTGCCAATGTTATGGAACAGGGAGACTGGTTTGTCAGACCAGTTGTGACTCCACCCAGATATTGGTTCTGAGACTGATTAATTACTAATACTCATAAGAAGGATTATATTAATGATGGTAGAAGGTCATATTGATAAGTGTATATCAAT